AAACGAATAGAGACTATAATAATATCTTCCGCAGGAGGACTTATAGTTGGAGGGGCAGCACTAATAACGACAATAGTGATGATGCATTCCTAGGAGTAATTATGAAAGGAAATAAACTATATACAACAAAAGAGATGAAACCAGCTGCTGTAGAAGATGCTGCAGATATAATGAGTTCTTATCAGAAAGAATCTACCCATACTATACAAGAAAAAAGAGGTAGATACATAGTAAGAGATATAGAAGGTAAAAGATTAGGCGTATTTTTTAATAAGAAAGATGCAGAAGATTTTATCAAGTAATGAAAGGCTAGATACTTGTAAAAAGTGTCCAGAATTAGTGCCTAAGTTTAACTATTGTAACATATGTAAATGTTATATGCCTTTAAAAGTACAAATAAAAAAGGCAAAGTGTCCGAAAGGACTATGGGGAGGTGATCATGCCAAGAGGTAAAGGAACATACGGTTCAAAGGTCGGAAGACCAAAGAAAAAAGGAAAAGGTAAAAAGAAGAAGGGTTTAACTGCAGCGCAGAAAAAACTTCCTAAAGCCTTACAGAGAGCAATACTTAAAAGGAAAAAGTAAATGAAATATTTTAGAATTATATGGAACATCATAACTGGCAAAGACCAGAACAAAGATGGCAAAGTCGACATTAAAGATGCTATGATTAAAGCAAAGAAAAATGTCAAGATCACAACACAGAACATAGGAGAGTAATATGGCACTACCCGCATTAGGAGATGTAGTTCGTACTTATAATGACAATGGACATCAAGATGGAGTAGTCTATGAACTAGACGACTTCTCTTTCCATATGAAGATAGAAGAAGATACATTCACAGAAGATAATATAGGTGAAAATATTGCTTGCGATACTAGAGTTGTTGTATGGGAGTTATTATATGCAAGTGGGTGAATTATGGAGAATCTACGGAACTGAAGATGCAGATGGCAACAGACGTACCTGGAGAGATTCCAAGATAAATGCTATTGAAGGTAATCAACTTACTGTAACCGTAGAATGGGACACTGAGGGTACAGAGTATGAAGGACCAAATAAAACTATAGCAGATTATACAACTGAAGTTATGGAGAAGTTAAAGAATGTAGACGGAACTCATCCATACTGGGTAGAAGGTGATCCTGAGTAGAGATGCCTAGGAAACGGAAAGCAGCTAAAAAGCGTCCCGTCCCAACTAATCCTACTCTATACGCTAGAGTTAAAGCACAAGCAAAAAGAAAGTTTAAAGTATATCCATCAGCGTATGCTAATGGTTGGCTAGTAAAGACTTACAAAGCCAAAGGCGGAAGGTATCGTATGGGTACTGGCCGTAAGAGAAAATAATGGCAAAGCCAAGAGGTGGATTAACAAAATGGTTTAAAGAAGGTTGGGTAGATATATCCAAACCGAAAAAAGGTGGAGGATTTGCACCTTGTGGACGTAAATCTGCAAAGAAAGGCAAAAGCAAAAGAAAATATCCAAAATGTGTTCCAGCAGCTAAGGCGGCTAGAATGACAAAAGCACAGATTCGTTCAGCAGTTCGTAGAAAAAGATCTGTTAAACAAGGAGTCGGAGGTAAACCTACAATGGTTAGAACCTTCGCAAGAAAAAAGAAGCGTACTACGAGACGTAGAAAACGCTAAGCAAAGAGGAGAAAAATATGGCAAGATCAGGAGGTTTTTTAAGCGGACCAACAGGTGTGCACGGTACTCAAAAAATTAAGAAACACAAACTAAAAAGAGGTATCACTAGAGACATGAATTCTGCAGCAGGAACTACTGTAAACAGTAGAAACCCAAACAGTATAGAAGCACTAAGATACAAATCAGCCCCTAAAGCTATTGGACCAAGATTCGGAAAGACAAAGAATCCACCAAAAGCAAGATTTAAAAAGAGAAGGTAATGGCACTTACAGCAGCAGAAAAGGCAAGGCTTAAAAAAGCAGGCCTGGCTGGACTAAACAAGCCTAAAAGAACACCTAACCACAAAACTAAGAAAGCTGTGGTTGCTGTTCGAGTAGGTGGAAAAGTTAAAGTTATACGCTTTGGTGCACAAGGAATGGGACATAATTACAGTCCTGAAGCTCGTAAGAGTTTCAAAGCTCGACACGCTAAGAATATTAGAAAAGGTAAGTCCTCAGCGGCATACTGGGCTAATAAAGTATTTTGGGCAGGTAAAGGGGGGTCTAAGAAAAGACCACCAAAATCACAAAAACACGTTAAAGGAATTAGACGAAGGAAAAAATAATGCAAGTAGACGGAAGAAAGCTTTGGCTTGATGAATGTTTATTAAATGGAACTACTTTACTACTACATGTAGAGAAGGTAGAAGAAAGAAGAAAACTTACAGCTAGAGAAAAGAATATAAAACAATTAGCAGCAGCTTATTGTTATTTATATCACAGAGTACAGGAAGAAGGATTACTTCAACCTGATGATGAAGATAACTTTTTTGAAAAAGAGCTTCTTCACTAATGCTTACTATAAGTAGAGAAGATATTGTAGGCGAATATCTCATGGACTACGACGAAGCCTCTCGTTACTTAAAATTACCTGTTACAGGATATATGGAGTTATTAGGTATATCACCTAATAGCAGTCAGACTGCAATAATTAATGCAATTAATAATCCTAAGTATCGTTTTGTATGTGCTGCTGTCTCACGTAGACAAGGCAAAACATATATTGCTAATATAATAGGACAGTTAGTTTCATTAGTTCCTGGGTCTCATATATTATTAATGTCACCAAACTATTCCCTATCACAAATTTCATTTGATTTACAAAGAGGACTTATCAAGCATTTTGGACTAGAGGTAGTTAAAGATAATGCTAAAGATAAAGTAATCGAACTTTCTAATGGTTCAACAGTTAGAATGGGATCTGTAAATCAGGTTGATTCAGTGGTCGGTAGAAGTTATGATTTAATTATTTTTGATGAAGCAGCTTTAGTTAATGGCAAAGATGCCTTTAACGTAGCACTACGTCCCACACTAGATAAAGAAAACTCTAAAGCTATCTTTATATCAACCCCTAGGGGTAGAAATAATTGGTTTGCTGAGTTTTATTACAGAGGATTCAGTGACGAATTTCCAGAGTGGGCGTCCTTACGAGCAACTTATCACGAAAACCCAAGACTATCAGAACAAGATATTAAAGAAGCAAGAATTAGTATGTCAGAGGCTGAATTTAGCCAAGAATACGAAGCTGACTTTAATATTTATGAAGGACAGGTTTGGGCTTTTGACCATGAGAAATGCGTTGCTGACTTAGGTCAATTTGATACAAGAAACATGGATGTGTTTGCCGGGCTTGATGTCGGGTATAAAGATCCTACAGCTTTTTGTGTTATAGCGTATGATTGGGATGAACAAAAGTATTATGTTGTTGATGAATACTTAGATGCAGAAAGAACCACCGAACAACACGCAATTGAAATACGAAAATTAGTAGAAAAGTGGAGCATAGATTGGATCTATATTGACTCCGCTGCCCAACAGACTCGTTTTGATTTTGCACAGAACTACGACATAACTACTATAAACGCTAAGAAATCTGTATTAGATGGAATTGGTAAAGTAGCAACAGTAGTTGATAATAACCTTTTAATTGTGGACCAAAGATGTGACGAAACATTGATGGCGCTAGACCAGTATCAGTGGGATCCAAACCCTAACTTACTGAAAGAAAAGCCAAAACACAATGCTGCGTCTCACATGGCCGATGCATTGAGGTATGCTTTATATTCTTTCGAGACGACTGCGACTACTTTCTAGCATGTCAAAAATAACTCTTGACTTTTGGTTGTATAGTTGATATAATTGATATTATAAAGTGGAATTAAAAAGAGATCTTATAAAATACATAAGAGATAAAGCAAAATCCAAGTACCAGAAAACAGATAGTTGTTATATCTGTAAGTCTGAGAAGAATTTAGACTTTCATCATTTTTACTCATTAACAGAGTTGTTAGAAGAGTACATGAGAAAGCATAAGTTAGAAATAACAACAGAAGAACAAATTCTCGAATTAAGAGAAGAATTTATTGAAAAACATTTCGATAAAATTTATAACAAAGCTGTTACTCTATGCCATAAGCATCATTTGAAGTTACACTCAATTTATGGAAAGAAACCAAAACTTGTAACGGCAAAGAAACAAGAAAGATGGGTAAACATTCAAAGAGATAAACATGGCATGGTATGATTTTATAACAGGTGGAAATAAAAGCGTAGAGAAAGCAAATCCTGCGCAGTATATTATTTCTAGAGATGAAGGCTTAAGTGTCGAATCTCGTGAAGTTGTTACTAACTATAGAGACGCTTACGAAAAATTAGAAGTAGTTAATCGTGCCGTTAATATGATAGTAGACGATGTTGCTGAAATTCCTTTTGAATTAGGAGACAAGATACAAGGTATCAGCCCAGTTCTTAAAAATATCAGAAGATCACGAGTTAATTTATTATTAAATTTCGAACCCAATCCTTATCAAGATATAGGCACTTTTAAAAGAAATCTTATTATAGATTTATTACTAGATGGTAATATATTTATATACTATGATGGCCTACACTTGTATCACTTACCTGCTGACAAAATGAGAATAATGACAGACGAAAGAGAGTATGTCGAAAAATATGAATTTGATAGCAGTATCGACTTTCAACCGAATGAAATCATTCATATAAAAGAAAATAGCTTTCACTCTATTTATAGAGGTGTACCTAGACTTAAACCTGCATTTAGAACAATGAATCTACTTGCAAATTTAAGACACTTTCAGGACAACTTCTTTAAAAATGGAGCTGTACCAGGTTTAGTACTAAAAAGTCCTAACACTCTTTCAGAAAAAATTAAAGAAAGAATGTTACAATCATGGACTGCAAGGTATAATCCTGTATCTGGAGGTAGAAGACCTCTTGTACTAGATGGCGGTTTAGAAGTTGACAAATTAACAAATATAAATTTTAAAGAGTTAGACTTTCAAGATTCAATTAAATCTTGTGAAAGAATAATATTAGAGGCAATGGGAGTACCACCAATCTTACTAGATGGTGGAAACAATGCAAACATAAGACCTAACCATAGATTGTATTATTTAGAGACAATACTTCCTATCGTTAAAAAATTCAAGTATGCACTAGAAAGATACTTTGGTTTTGAAGCAAATGAAAATGTATCAGGAATACCTGCTTTGCAACCAGAGCTAAGAGATCAAGCATCTTACTACGCTACACTTGTTAACACAGGAATCATGTCACCTAACGAAGCTAGAGAGGCATTGAGACTAGAAAAAGTAGACGGATTTGATGAGCCAAGAGTACCTGCAAATATAGCGGGTTCTGCCGTAAATCCAGAACAAGGTGGGAGACCCCCAGAAGAGACAGAGGAAAATAATGAATAAAAAAGCAATTTTAAATAAAGTAGCAACTTATATGGGATCAAAGGGTAAATTTCTATCTCAAGACGAATATAAAAAAGCTAAAGATAAGCCGTATAACTTTATGGCACTAAGAAGAACTTTTCAAAGTTGGGCTAGAATTAAGCAATTAATTGAAGTAAACTATCCTGGCATTTATGATAAGAAAGTTGAGGAAGTAAAACCTAAAAAAGCAAAAGTAGAATCAACTAAGCCGGCTACTAAAAAAGCCGTTAAAAAGGAAGATTAATGAAAAAGATATTTCATATAACTAACACTTTTGAAAAATCAAACATTC